CATAATCGCCGGTCGACTTGAGTATACGATACCCCTCCCACCCATCCGGGTGGTAGTTGTACGTGGTAGAGTTGATGTTAAGAAACTCCCGCGAGAAGTATACCTTTCCAATGCTGGGCGTCAAGCCAACAAAGGAACCGATACGCTCCCACACAGTCATCCCAAACTCACTCGTTTTCACAACACCATCATCACCATTCACGGCAATGCAAGCATCGTTCAGAGTGTATGACCGGTCGTCCGCAACCTCTTTGGTTGTTCGGAGGACTGCTGCGTTAATAACACACAGGATGATGAAGGACAAGATGCCCCCCATCAATTGACCGTTCAATTGTGGTAGGACGACATCAGGTTTTCCACGCGATTTCATTACCATCAGGTGACCAGTTAAAGACCGGAGAGCCATAAGCTCCTCTTCAACTGTCAGACCGACGGATTCAGAAATTGATCGCATGGCGAACTCAGTCGCCCATGATTCGATTTGGTTGGTAGCGTCGGCATAGTCGACACTCATAAACGACTCACCGTCTTTGAGTTTACTACCAATTATGTCTTGCAGTCCTAAGTCAGACACGGTCTCCCCGGTAAGCCGGAAAACCTTGTGTCGTGATAACTCACCGTGGAGGAAAAGTTGCAACGGCTTCAACGCCGTGTACAACAATCCTGGTCCCTTGGTGATGACACGTGCCTTTAGCGCCTCAGGGAGGGCCATTGGCACTGCAAGTGGTTGCTCTTCGTAGAGTGCTTTGTCGCACACACGCCGATAGAGCTCCCGGAATTTATCATCCAACGGCGTTAGGTCCACCGTCGAAATCGAATCTTTCACTTCATTTTCATTCACATCCATTCTCACTTCCCTTCCTAATCGTATGAGCTTGTCCTCCGATCGAAGACCTGCCAATAGTTCGTTGTGCTCATCGAACAGTTGTCCGATCACCCCCCCCTTCGAACGCGAATTGATATAATTCGCAGACCCCGAAGGAAAGAACAATCGCTGTCGATGTTCGTCATCATACTGACGGGTGAAGATCTCGCGCACTGTGCGCTCGATTTCATCCTTAAGTCGTTGTTTGTCTATATTCGACGATATGACTGAGTCATTCTCATCGGCCCACGAGCGAATACTGAACGGTTTCTGTTCAGTTGGAACCGCCGTCAATTTCTTGAACGCTGCCTTTTCGGCGTCGTTCAGAAACGATTTTGGCGGTCGTGGCATACCCTTTTTGGAGTACAGAATCGATGTGCAAAGCGATTCGTAGCGATTATCCGGTTGTCGCGAAAGGAGGCGAATGAATTTCATCACGCGCCCACCCATCAAGACAGAGGGATCATCTACATACAAACCATCTTCACCTTTCACATTCCATACCGAAGGGGGCAAAACTTGACCTTTCGAAGCGCTGTAAAACGCCGCGATTTTGTATTTGACAAATTTGACAGGATGGTCTTGTACCATACTGCAGCAACGAATCCAATGGTCATACGTACCCTTTATCGAGTACCCTTTTCCATTGAATTGGTCTTCAAACCCATACAATCTTACAATTCTGTGTATAACATCCACACAGTTTCGTACGAAATTCTTCTCACTGTTTGACAAGTCACGAACTGACTTATCACTGCGGTGTGAAGTGGAGCTTACTAAGGCGCTACCATTCACCTTTTCACTTTCACCCATCATCTTTTCACCAGACGAGCGTAAAGCTATCTTTTGCTTCAGAAAAATTAACATTTCGGAAGCGGGCCGTTGCATAAGCAACGGCGAACTGC